CTATTAGCCCACAAAATGATGGAACTATAAGGCAATTTGAGGTTCAAGATTATGCATTTATTTTGGAATACTTTATCCGAAATAATTATGGCGCTAACTATATGAACCATAGTATACTGCCTTCATTGTTGGACAGTAAAGATCCACTACCAATACCATTACCAGCAGATCCAGAGGACAATGAATGAGTTTCTATAACAAATATCGCCCTAAGCAATTTTCTGATTTTTCTGGTGACTTTACAGTTCAGGTTTTAAAAGCACAAATTGAGAAGAATCAAGTTCAACATGCTTACCTATTTTCAGGCCCTCCAGGTACAGGTAAAACATCATTAGCTCGCTTAATGGCTATGTCTCTTCTTTGCGAAATTAGAGAAGACGGAACTGCAGAGCCAGATATCAATAGCAATTCATCTAAAATGATTCTGGTAGATAAGCACAGAGATTTAATTGAAGTAAATTGTGCTGTCAATAATGGTGTTGATAATGTAAGAGAAAACATTGCAGAAAAGATGAGATTGATGCCTGCTTATGGTAAATATCGCATCTTTATTTTAGATGAATGCCATATGCTTACTACTCAAGCGCAGAACTCTCTTCTCAAAATTGTCGAAGAGCCACCAGCCCATATCATCTTCTTTTTTTGCACTACAGACCCCAACAAAGTGCTTCCTGCAATCAAAACAAGGTGTCAACACTTTCAATTAAAGAAGCTAAGTGTCAATAACTGCAAACAAATATTAGAAAAGATTGTAAAAGTAGAATTAATTGATTCTGAAAGTAAAGCTCTAGACTTAATTGTCAAAGAGTCAAATGGAAGTGTTCGAACTGCTTTGAGTATTCTTGAACAAATAAGCACAATTGGTGTAAATGAAGAGAATGTTAGAAGTATTTTGGGTAGAAGTCCAAGGCAACTTTCTGTTGAATTAATAAAAAATATATATAGTAAGAATAGAGGTAAATCATACTCGATCTTAGAGTCATGTCATTTGGAGGGCAGAGATCTTTCTGCAATATTAGATGAAATGGCTAGGTTATTGATGGAAAGCATTTCTTATCGGTTACTTAAAATAAAGGAAACTGATAGGGCAGAAGACATAGAGTTTTTAATGCCAGAAAAGCCATCAATAATTTTAGAGACAGTAGAACAGCTATTACTAATTGTTAAAAATATACGGCAAAACGTTTCTGAAGATTTAATTGTTCAAACAGGAATCTTAAGAATTATTGATCTGGTTGCTTCTAAAGAGTGACAAAGTAGTTTGTTGACTTGTAGCCGTAGAGTGGGGAATATGGCTCAAGAAGAAGTTAGAATTGTAAATATTGTTAGAAAAGCGAAAAAAGGTGACAAGCGATCATTTAATTTCTTGCTCAAATTAGTAGAGCCGGATCTTAAGAAAATTGCTAGTCACTTTTTTATTTTAGGTGGGGATAGAGATGACGTATTGCAGGAGCTTAGATTAGGGGTTGTCAAAGCAGTCAATTCTTATGATCCAACCAAAGATACGACATTTAAAAACTTTTGTGTCAATTTAGTTTGTAAGAGACACTTAGCCACAGCAATATCATCAGCCAAAAGAATGAAGAACTCCATACTAAATGACTCCATTTCTTTAGATGCACCTATCATTCTTGGAGATGATGGTAATTTACAAACTCTTGCAGACTTTATCCCAGATAGATTAAACCCTTTTGATGAGTCACCTGAAACTAATTTGGTTGAAGACATAATCATCAAAGAAGAGTATGAACAAACGTCTAGGTTGTTGAAGCTAAAATTAACACCATTAGAGGAAGATATTTTTACAGAATATGGATTCAACTCCTCATATAAAGAAATATCAAACTCTTTAAATGTTCCTCCTAAATGTGTTGATAATGCTTTAACTAGAATTAGAAAGAAGGCTACTGAGGTGTACCATGTATATTCTCAGCAGGAAACAATTTTAGTTCAGAGTAAGATAAAGAAAGAAGAGCCCAAGCCAGAAGAATAGTTGCAAATATTTCTACGAAGAAGTAGAATAGATGCATGGAAACTTCGATTGTTGATGTAGTAATCGGCATGCAATATGGCGATGAAGGCAAGGGCAAAATAGCCAATCAAATGGCTGCAACTGGTGAATATGACTATGTGATTCGCTTCAATGGTGGAGGGAACGCAGGTCATACAATTTACCTCAATGGAGAGAAAATTGTTACACATCTTGTTCCTTGTGGTATTCTGCATGGCATTCCTAGTGTCATTGGTAATGGTTGTGTTATCAATACGCAAAAATTATTTGACGAACTTGCGTATCTTGAAGGACTTGGATTTGACACAACGCTACTGAAGATTGCAGAAAACGCCCATATAATTACCAAAGACCATATTGACGAAGATTCCAAAGATACAACTATTGGAACAACTCGAACTGGGAATGGCCCTTGTTATAAAGACAAAGTGGGTCGCACAGGTCTTCGTGCCAAAGATGTTCCAGAATTAGCACCATATCTTGTTAATATGCATAGTCTTATTCATTCATCCCCTAAAAAGTTTTTAGCTGAAGGAGCTCAAGGTTATTGGCTTGACATCGACTTTGGCGACTATCCTTATGTCACTTCTTCAAATACAGGTGTAGGAGCAGTATTAAATAATGGTTTCAATTTTAAGCAAGTACGGAATGTTGTCGGGGTTATCAAATGTTATTCTACCTATGTTGGAGCTAAAGGATACCAAAAACACGACGAAAGATTTGAACAGTTGCGTGAGATTGGTCAAGAATACGGAGCCACAACAGGTAGACCAAGACAAATAGACTGGTTAAATCTGAATGAAGTAAATACAGCTTGCCAAATGAATGGTGTTACAAAGCTTATTGTAAACAAGATGGATGTTCTAGCTCAAGTTGAAAATGGCTGGGATTGGTATCAAAATGGTAAATTACATTTTGTTGATGATGAGGGATCTTTCATGCTGTGTCTTATGAATGAAATTATGAAATATAATCCAGGTATTGAAATTGAGTTTCAGGGGCAATTACATTGAAAATTACATTAGACACAGTACTTGCTAACAAAATATTCAAAAAAGCAAAACTTACTTGTAATGCTGCTTTAAAAGGCACAGCAGATTCAGAGTTTAACTTTTTTTCTCAAGATGGTAGATTATTTCTTCAAACAATTAATGATTATTGTCAGCAAATTATTAACACTAATATTGTTGTTGAAGAAGACTTTGAATCATTTTCATGTGAAGCTAACTTGACCTCTGACTTTACAAATATCTACACAGCAGATAAATTAAATATTGTTTACTCTGCCGATAACTTTGTTGTGCATTTAGGTGACAAGCAAACTAAATGTGTAGTTCTTGCAAATGATGGTTCTGATTTTGTACCATTCAATTTCATACCCAAGCCTGTTTCGTTTGAAGTTCCTGGTAATTCTCTTTGGCATGCTTTGAATTACACTGCATTTTCAACCTCAAAAGAAAGTATGATCAATGCAGTTTATCTTAACTTTGATTCTGCATATTTAACCGCATATTCTTTTGATGATAGAAGAATGTCAAGGTTTAGAGTAAAGATTGGAGATAATTGCCCTGAGTTTGAATCTTTTTTCGTACCTAAAGAAACTGCAGAAATCTTAATCAACTTGTTGCAAGATTCTACAGTAACATTTCAAGTTGGTCATAGACATTTAAAACTTTCATGGGAAGATACAACCCTTATCTTGTCTTTAGTTCAAATTGATAAGAAAAGCTACCCTGACCTTAATAAGTTTTTCAGGAAAGATGACACTGCAACTTTTTCAGTAAGTAAATCTGAAATGATGAAAGCCCTAAAGCTTGCTGGTCTTGTTGCAAAAAACTCTTTCATCAATATTGAGCTTAAAGATTCTAAACTTATTTTCACTGGGTCTGATAAAGAACGTGGATCTACTCAAAACAAAATTGACTGTACATCATCTGAAAACAATGGTGAAGTTCAAGTGTTACATAAAGATTTAATGGACTGTATTAGTAAAGTCGAAGATGATGAACTTACATTCAAGATAAAGCAAATTGACGAAGAAAAGTTGTCGTTGTGTTTGATGTGTGGTAACTTTAATCACCTACTAATGCCGATCGTTTCCAAAGAAGAGAATGAAGAAGACTAATCCACACATTGAAGATAATTGGAAGAAAGTTTACATCTATACGGGAGATGAGTATATCTCCCGTATTTTTAACTTTTCTGAAACAATTGTTGAACGCTTGGATACTAATACATCTGTCTCAAAGATTATAAACTCATTACAATCAATTAATATCTTTGATTCTAAAAGATGTGTCAAGATATACAATCCAAATGCAGCACAATTAAAAGCAATCTATGAATCAATTATTAATTCAAAAATAAATGTTGATTATGTCCAGATTTATTGCTGCAACGATAGTTTAGATGGAAGATCTGCAATAGCTTCTAAAGCCAAATCTGCTGGAAGAATATTTCATTATGGGGCTATAGAATATTCAAACACCAGCCCGTTTAATAGATTTTTAAATGACTGGCTTTCTTCTAACAATATAAAAATAAGTGGTGAAGCAATGAATTATCTTGAAAATAATTCGCCTTCATCTATAGTAAAAATCAAATCTGGCGCAACTAAAAAAGAAGTAATTGTCTATGATTTGCCTTTGCTTATAAACGAACTAACTAAGCTTGCGTGTCTTGACTTAGAAGAAATCACATTAGATCATGTTCATCAATTTGATTTTGAAAACCATAATAAGAACATATTTGACTTCTTCAATCTTTGTATGTCTGGTGAAGCTAATGAAATACTCTCTGGATTGAACGGATTGAATGAATCACATGGTCATCAAATGATCTTGATGATATACCTTTCTCAATTATTTTTCTATCTTAAAATTGCTGAGTACAAAGAACTTAAAACTAAAAACGAACATATGCTGAAAGATTTGAGCTTAGAACCTTATTTGAAAAAGTTTCTTGACATTGATTTTAAAGAAATCGAACAAGACATACCTTTGAAACAAGTGAATCCTATAAGATTACAAATAGCTTATAATCAAACTAGAATGTCATCTAAAGATGTATCTAATCAGATTCAGTCAACTTTGAATGCAGTAATTGATTTAAGGAACAATTTGAGTACAGATATTGTCTTTCCATACTATTCTTTATGTTTATCACACAAGAGATTATATAAGGTGATGACGTATAACTATAATGATGATTGACGAACATTATATATACATAAATGAATTGGTCAAGAAAATTAAAGAAGATGACAGTTCTGCTTTGATTGAGCTTTACAATTTTTACAAGCCCTTAATTTTTTCTTCCATTTCAAGATGTGTTAATAAAGACAAAAGTTTAGTTACTTTCAAGGAAGATTTGGCTCATGAGTCAATATTTGCACTTCAAAAGTTAAGTAAAAATTACGACCCATCTCTTAGCTATTTTTCATATTATTTATCTACAAGAATTGATCATGCTTTAGCTTCTCATTTCAAAAGTACATTTGACACGAGATTAGAAATACATGAATACCCTGTAATACATACATATTTTGATCCATTTAATAGAATAAATAATGAAATTGTAATTGACGAAGCTATGAGCCAACTTAATGAAAAACAGAGAGAAGCGGTTGAATTATATTTCTTTCAGGAACTAACACAAGAAGAGGCAGCTTTTAAACTTGGAATACAGCAAGCAGCCTTTTCTAAACGTCTAGACAGAGCTTTAGATAAACTAAGAAGCATATTGGGCGAAACTTACAAAACCGATGGAATATTTTAGTAAGATTTTTTGTACTATATAGGTATGTTAATCAACTTAAACCCCTAGATTTCTCAAGGGGTTTATTTTTTTTACATAGATTTGCAAATTTATTTTAAGGGGAGTGTTAAAGTGTCCGAAAAAAATAATGATGACTTTATTTACAATTGGCGCAATGAATTAAAGCAACACGCAGATGGTGCTTACCTTGTAGCTAAAAGAATGGCCTCAAATCTCAAAGATAAAGGTTTAAGCAAGAACGATGTTGTTGAACTTTTAGCAGTAGAGAACTTTGATATCGATTTAGCTAGAAGAGTTGCATCTAAAGTATTTGATACAAATGAAAAAGTTGCTGAGAATAATACAATCGAAGTTTCTGTTGTTCCTACCAAGTACGCCGATTGTGCTCCAATTATAGAAAGAAGTCTAATAAAATTAAGTGCTAAAGAGTTTGCTAAAAGACTTTGTTCAGGTCCATATGCAATTGTCAAAACTGACGAAAAGTCTTTTGATTCATGGGTAAGATTGGCAGAATTAGCTAAGACATCTGCTAATGGCAAACACAATCTGCACACTGAATTAAAGCCATGGGTTGAAGAAGCTCTTTTAAACTCAGTATTAGTTGCTCAAAACGAAAGACCAGTTATTACAGCTTCTGATAAAACAAATAAAGTTTTTAAAGTTGCCATGAGAAGAGGCGAAGCAACAGTTAATTTATCTGCTGGTACATCTTCTTCAGAAAAGTATACCAAGGGTAATTATGAAACATTTGGAATCGCAGATGAGTTTATTGTATCTGCTGCTGACACTGTTTCCCCTTATCAAAGATTGAAAAGAGCATTAGACTTTTAATTATTATTTAACTATTTTAAACCCGTCGATTTCGACGGGTTTTCTTTTATCTGTAAAAAATAATTAATATGGCAAACTCTAAAGACAACATCGTCAATTCACTAGTGCAAGCTTCTGATAATCTCCCTGAACAATCATTCATATATTTCAAAGATATCAAAGAAGGAGACGAGCCTATAATTCCTCTTCCTCCTGACCACATGGGAGATGTCACTTATCCTCAATTTATAGAGGTAAGATGTGCTATATGTAGTTCTCACCTTCGTAACCTTGCAGAACACGTATATCTTGAAAGTGGTAAAAAGCCTCAGTCCGTAATTAAGTTTTTTGAAAGACACTTTAATGCAAGACTAAACTGGACTCAAGTTTCTACTCACATGGATCAACATTGTGATTTTAAGAAACTAATGACTTCAGGCCTCAAAAGCTACGAACATCAAGAAGAATTAATTGCTCCTTGGATTTTTAGAGAAAATCAATTAGCCCTAACCGCATTAATGGTTGAACTTGATGATGTTAGAGGAATTGATTGTAGCAAAAATAATGATCTTAAACTTAAAAGAGCTGCTATGGTTGAAAAACTTATTAGCAAGATTTTAGATATCAAAGAGAAAAGAGACAATCAGGGAGTTTTTTCAATTAACATCTTTGAGATTTTAGCTGAACTACATGACAGATTTGAAAGTGAACTTGACAAAAGAATAATCAGAGACGAATTGAAAAAGCTTAGAGAAAAACTAAAGCAAGAAAACTAATGAGAAAAAACGCATCTAAAGCCTCACTGACACAAGCTGAAATTAGACAGCAATTAATTCAACAAGCAAATCAAGCATCAGAAAAGTTTAAAGACTCTGAATATGCTGAAGAGTTTTTGGATGAGCTTACTCCGAGTGTAAGATCTGAAGTTGCTCCACCTCAAAAGCCAGAGAAGACAAGATTTAACCCTGATCAAATTGTAGATATTGTTACCTTTATTGAACATCCATATTTTTGTAATTTGAAACCATACCCATTACAGAGGCTTATTTTAAAGTGCTTCTATATGGGACAAGAAGGCAACACAGAACTTATAATTCAAGATATACCTGAAGAAGAAAGAGTTGGATGTAATGGATGTGTCTGGGATTTTGTAAGAAAGAATGAAGAAAAGTCTGTTCAAATGCACAAAGAAAACAGACCATTTAAAGCATCATTTACCGTTATCAATTCACCCTGTCTAACCTGTAATAGAATGGATAAAGATATTGCAGTACAGAGATACACGCATGAAAAAGATAATGCTACTAACCCCGATGCGCTTAAAACAATTGAACTCTTAGAAGAAAGACCTATTACAGACAATTTCCAAACAGAAAAAGATTTGTTGTATTCTGAAGAGTTTGACCCAAAGCTTAGAATGCAAATTATTAATAAGTGTGAAAATAGGTTTAAGTTTCAAGAATTAGTTTTAGTTCTAGGAAGAAGATCTGGTAAGTCATTCCTAGTTTCTGCTATTGGACTTTATGAGCTATATAGGCTCATTTCTATGGGTCACCCTCAAGCTAGATATGGATTGATGGAGTTTGATGCAATTTACCTATTAAACGTAGCTAAAAACGAGGAACAGGCAAAGAATGCTATCTTCGCAAAATTAAAACAAACTGTATTAGCTTCTCCATACTTCCAACCTTATATTGGTAAAGACACAGAACTTGAAATGCGCTTCTTTACTGAAAATGACCGTAAGGAAAATGAAAGAAGAGAAACTGCAGGTCTGAACTTATTTTCTGGTTCATTAGTT